AGAGGGACGAGGCATCGAAGCCGCGCCCCCTCGGTGAATGGTGAACCGTTCTAAGCAGCCGCCAATTCTGCTATTCGTGCCTTCTTCGCGGCGCGTCCCTTTGCGAGTGCTACCGCGAGTTGAGCCTTGCGCTCGGCAGTCATTGGCACCTTGCGCTTATCAACCTTGGCTTCGACAACCTCCTTGATAGTTGCCGTTGCCACAGCCGCTACAGGCTTGTCTTCCGGATTTGGACGTCCCTCATGGCCGGGGTACTGAAACAGCCAGTCTCCTCTAAGCGTCTTCAAGGTAGCCAGTTGGCTATCCGTGTCGATCTCATAAAGGCCATCAGGCAACGGCCCAGCATCGGGATTGTACGCTTTGCTGGCCTGACTATCCCAAGCAAACGCAAGGCACTTCGCTACAACTTTCATCTACTGCTCCCCTCCTGCTTTCGGTCCCCACCATGAATAGATGGAGCCGACATAGCCGTTGTTGGCTGGCGTGTTGACCGCGTTCCAGCGAAGGAACTCAAGAACAGAGTTCCCCGGAACCGGAATCCAGTAGTGGGCCCCGGCCACCTGAAGCTGCGCGATGGTCAAAGACCGGGTGGCGATGATGTTGGTTGCGTTCGTGGTCGATGCGCTCTCCACATTGAACGCGATGCTGGTGAGCGAGTTTCCGTAAACCGGACCGGAAACGACGATGTGAACGCCGAACGGGATTCCACCGTCGCCAACAACTTCAGGCGGATAGGAGTATCCCTTCTCAGTCAAAGACGGGAATGCGGAGATCAACGGGTTGGATGTGCCAGGGTTCGGCGCACCAAAGTCAATCTCAAGGTTGCTCTGCTGTGAGGTTGTCCCAACGACCAGCAAGTCTCCCAACAGCGCCGGGGTTGCGAGAATGGTTGCGCTGGTTGACAGTTGCGGGTTGCTGACAGTGTAGGTTCCAACGCCGTTCGCGGCGGTGATACCAGAGATTGCTGTCACGATGGTAGGGCCACCCACGGTAGAGATGTTGGCTCCCGTAAGCGAATCCCCGACCAAAAGTTCAGACCCAGCAGTACCGGCCGTGATGGTCAATACCCCAGTCGTCGCAATCGAACCGGTGAACGATTTGGCGGTGGAAGTAATCGGACCGAAGGCCGCTGTTCCAGAGCCGTGAAAAAACTGCATTGCGTCTAAAAGCATGGTGATCTCCTTCTAGCGACATCGGCTAGCTGATGATGGTTTCCGCGTTTGAAATCTTTTCGGCCATAACGACCTGGATTCCTTGGAAGCGAGTAATGCGCCGCGATCCCCAGATGTCGCCGGTCTCCGCGTTTTGCGTGTAGTAGGCGTTGGTCTTCTGCGAGACCGCTCGGATATTCATCTCGTTCAGAATGGCGCGACTGCACAGAATCACCGTGCCGGGAGCGTTACCCGCACCGGGAAGATTGCCCAGTGCCTGAATGAGCAGGTTCTCATCGAAGCCACCCGGCTGCAACGGAACTGGGTTCACGTTGGCAACGCGTTGAGCGCAGCGTTCGTCAACGATCTGGAGTCCCAGGCTCCATTTGCACTGAGTGACATACGCCATCAGTGCTCTCGATTGACCGAGAACTCCACTCAGGGCGGTGGCCATTGTCCACGGAACTTTGCCGATAGTGTTGATTTCCAGACCTGCCGGACTACTGGCGGGATAGATTGCTTGAACCTTGTCTTTTCCGAATTCGAGCGCCCAGATGCTTGTTGCGTTGCCGGAGGTCAGCCCGCCGTTGTAAGCATTCGCTGGCCAACTTCCGTCTCCGTTGGGAACCGATTCAAGGTTGTTGATTCGTGTTGCCAGGCCTCTGATTCCGCCAAGATCGGTAGCCGGGTTTCCGTAAAACAATACGGATTCGATTTTCTGCTTGAAGCCCTCGATCTTGTTGCTGATCTGGTCCGACATATACGCCGAGGGGTCGGGCTGAAGATCGGCAAATGCCGCATCTTGAACATCCCAATTTTCCCACATGGCAATATCGTCGGTGATGTTGGTGTTCTTGGAGTTCGTAATCACTGCCGCTTCATTGAACCGGCGCGTTGCAGGAACGTCCAGGTAGTCGGTGCGCCGTGCGACGTTGAAGAGCATATTGTTGGCCGGGACGAAAGGCAAGAACTCAAGCAAAGGGCAAGCGCGAGCAAGCACCTTGGCCGGTTGAACAAACTGCGCACGGGCATCCGAAGACGAGTAACTGTTGATTACGTCCGTCATCGTGCTATAGCCGAGTTGCGAGGCATCTGCCATGGCGATAATCTCCCTTTAGAGAGACCTAAATCCTTGCTGGCGGAAGATTGAATTTACTCAAATCGTACCCGGCTTTAGACGCTTCCGCCCTCTGCCCTGTCCCGCGCAAAGATGAATCCTCTCCGGTTTTTGCGGCCACGTTCAACAGGAATCGCATCATCGTGGTTCGGTTGGCGCTGCTTTCAGCTGCAAACGCCTTATCGAATTCGACTTCTGTTTTTCCCCATTGCTTCCATAGCCGCGACACGAGCACTACACTCGCATCGTATTTGTCGCCCAACTCGGTTTTCAGGGTTTCAGCCGCCTTGTTGTTCTCTGCGAGAATCTTGGCGTTGTGCGCTTCCACCATTGAGGTCAACTGAGCATTCAACTTAGATTGAAGAGCTTGAGCGGTTTTCTTGGGAATCCCCTCAGAAAACAAGGTGTCTTCCCAATACTTGTTCCACTCAGGTGCATTCTTCTTTTCAGGGTCCAGCTCATAACCTTCCGGCTTATCGGGCCGTCCGAGTGAGGTATAGAACTTATCGCGCTCTTCCGGCGTCGCATTCTCGCCCAGTTTGGGGATCGAATTCGCCAACTTCCCCTCGTACTCTTTGGCTTTGTTCGCCGTTTCGAGATGGGCTTTAGCGAAATCCCCCACCGTGCGATACGGCTTGAAAGCCTCATTGTCTCTGAGGTCTGCTGGCAGACCCGCCAACCATCCCGGCGTCTGCTGCTGCTGGTTGCCCATGTTCCCGGTCGTTTCACTTCCCGTGGGTTGATTAACGACTACTTCATCTGCCATTTGCTGCTCCTTCAAAAAAGTACGGGCCAAAAAAATGACGGCTACAGGAGATATGGCTCCATATAGCCGTCATGGTCTTGCTTGCGTCTCTGTCGGTCTGGCCGGACTCTCAGAGAACCCGAATTGTCAAACACCAAACTCTATCCGTTCCTGAGCATCACACCGCCGTTGTTCCCGGTATGCACGATTTCAGACATACTGCCGGTTGCGGCCAGGAATGGAACGACTGCGGTATTGGTTGCGTTTCCTGCGATCTGTACGGTGACGCTATAGGTCGCCGTCGCCAGATTCCAGAGAAAGAAGTGATGCCCCGGCTGGCAGGTGGGGAGAACAATCGTCACAGCCCCGGTCGGGGTGATGGTGATGAGGGACGCGCCGGCCTGCTGCGCATTGAGAGTGATGGTGCTGGCTGCTACGGTTCCAAGGTCAAGCTCGCCATATGTCTCAAGACTCGCCTGCGTCTGAGTAGATTTGGCGACAAACCCGCCGCGCTCCGTGGGAATGCGGAGTGCATCCGCTCCCGGCCAGTTCACACCGCTATACGTTGGACTTGGATTTGCCATCTCAACTCTCCACAATTCCCAATAGGGAATCCACTTCGCTCATCATATCACTAAACCTTTTCGGCATAGCGTTCTTTCATAAATGAATCATACGCCTCTGCCGCCTCTTCTGACCCGCACATCTGCGCAATCTCAAGACCAACATTGTACTCAATCCGCTCCACGTCGTTGGTTAATGGAACCCCGTAATGGCACAAGGAGAGTATATCCCCAAGAACTTTATGCCCCTCAGCCGAACCAAACACGTTTCGATAATTCTGCCGCATTTCCTTTGTGGCAATCTGTCTGGCGTCTTTTTGCGGAGTGTAGTCGATCATTCTCCCGGCTCCTTACCGCCGCCCATCATCGTCCTCATAGGGCTGTCCGGTTCCGCCGCTTTGCCAGCCAGCGCCGCCGCCTTCGCAATCTTGGGCGCGTTGTCGATCTGCTGCTGTTTCTCGCGCTCTTTTTCCGCCATCTGGCGAATTTGAGCAATGGCCTTGTCACTCAGAATCCCTGTTGCTGGCGCACTTACCGCATCCCACGCATGACGGAGTATGTCTACGCTGTCGATATAGTGAGGCACTAGCGGGTCGATCTGCGCAACCTGTTGAACAAGAGCTAGACCAGACTGAATCGAACGCACTTCGCTAACGTGTTTCTGAGCTTGCGCCAGCATCCCAAGGTATTGAATCTTAATACCTTCGTGCATAGATTCAGACAGAATTTGCGGCGGTTCGGGAATGCGTCCTGCGCGAGCCTCAATATCGAACATCCGCGCAATTATGGGATTGAAAGCCTCCGATTGCAGGTTGCCGATGCGGGTTCCCAGAACTGCCGCTTTCTCGCTCTGCATCTCAGAGATTTGCTCTGTTACCGGCCTTCCCATCCCCTTCTCTTGCCCGATTTGACTCAGCATTGTGAAGATGTCGGAATGAAAATGTTCATTAATGATCTGTACAACCCTGCCCTGATACTCGATGTTGAACGGAAGATTCTGGACTCCAGTCGTAAGAGGCTGAGGCATGATGTCCCGAATAGAACCACGATTCGGAGAGATAAATGTTATTCCGTTTGGCCCCCGCTGAACCTTCCCGCGCTGATCCTCATACGCAGCCAGGGGCGGTTCAGCCGCCTTCTGGGCCGTAATCAGGTTGGTTCTCCCCATCTGGTTCGCTAACGCAATGGCGACCCAGGCGTCATGCGCCGGTCCCCGCCCGTAGAGTTCGTCCGAATTCTTTCTCCACCTCGTCGTTATAATGGGCATGGAGTCGTAGCCGCCCTCGTGTAGCATCGAGATTCCCATGTCTCCGCCCTCTGATGCTTCGAGTATCTTTCCGCCTTTTCGATAAACCCAGTCGGATGCCCATTTCTTCCCTTTCGCATCGATGCGCCCAGGCATGTAATCTTTTCGGGGGTAGACCGCGTGGAGAACTTCGCGCTCCGAGTGCATATTGCTCTCGTAATCCTTCTCAAAGTTATCGTCCGCCCTCTTCATCGCTTCCATGCCGAACTGTTGAACGAACTGCCGGAGCGTCATTTTGTAGACACGATAATTTGTATCGACCTGCCCAAATCGGTTTTCAGCTATATAGCACTCCCGAAAATGAGGAACAGTGAAAACGGTCCTAGCCGCCGCCACGTCTTCCTCGATTATCAGATGAGCCGTTCCGGTTGACGCATCATCACGGATGAACTCGGTGTTAATGTCGTAGAAATTAGAACGGTTAAACGCTGATTCCATTACGTCTTGGGAATTCTGCATCCATTTCTGAACCTCCGGATAGGAGTCAACGCTTTTTCCGGTCCAGCTTCGCATCCGGGAAGTTCGTGGAAAATTCAGTACGCCGGGAAGTTGCAGCGCAAACCATCGCTGATTGCGAGGGCAGAGATACCCTACCATCCCATCAACCAACTTGCTGCACGCCAGCATGGCGGAATCATCGTAAATCTCTTGGCCGGTAGGTTGTCCTGGCCATAAGTCTTTATCTTGTATAGACCTACGCCCATGATTCACGTAGGCAATAAGTTGATCGATCATCCATTCCCACGGAAGTCTTTCTTGTGCAAGGACTTGTAAGTATTTTTGGGCATCTTTCGCCCTATTGTCGGCGGAACGATCATTCAGCCGGGAGGGTGCATATCCCCCGGAGTCCATATA